AGTTCGAATCTCGCCACCTGTGCCAAAACAATGCGGGTATCGTATAATGGTATTATTACAGATTTCCAATCTGAAGACAGGAGTTCGATTCTCCTTACCCGCTCCAAATAACGCTCCTATAGCTCAGTTGGTAGAGCAACTGATTTGTAATCAGTAGGTCCGCGGTTCGAGTCCGTGTAGGAGCACCACTATTCTTCCTTAGCTCAGTTGGTAGAGCAATTGACTGTTAATCAATTTGTCGCTGGTTCGAGCCCAGCAGGAAGAGCCAATATAATATAGCCCTGGTGGTGGAATGGTAGACACGCAGGTTTTAGGTACCTGTGCTTTACGGCGTGAGAGTTCGAGTCTCTCCCAGGGCACCAAATATAAAGGGACGTAAATGTTCACAAACGAGTTTGATCATGACTTAACAACTATTACAATAATAGATGAAACAGGTGAACACAGTGATTTGATTATTGATGCATTTGATGATGTAGTATACATACGTCAGTACGATGAAGACTGGGATACTGATACTATACTTGAAATAACAACAGATATGTTCAACGATTTAATCAATGCTATTCATTCAACAGAAGGGTCGTTTCGTACAGTTAATAAATAGTTTTATGTTTACAGCAGTTAAAGAAACTATTTGGCATCTAACTTGTATTAAGTGTAAAAACTGGTTCACATATGCAACCATGGAGGATAAAATGTGTATTGACAGATATAACTTTCATTGTCCGCATTGTGGGTCAAAAGGACGTTGTGCAATAGATGACAAATAACGAAGACATTCTAGTCTTTGATTATGATTTTGATAAGTCAGCATTACTTGATTTTTGGAATCAGAATCAAGACAACTCTCAACCCTATACAGACAAACGTTTTGGCAAGTTTGTAATGAACAACTGGCGCATTCTCAACGACATCGAGTTGGAGTATGCAGACAAACTAAACAAATATTTTGATATAGATACTTTACCCAAGTTTTATATTTTAAAAGCCAATACAAAACTACTTCCACATATAGACTATGATACAACGTGCAGCATCAACTTTTTATTAAGTGATGGAGCTGCTCCTGTACGATTTGGTGACAATGAATATTATTATCGTACAGCATTATTAAACACAACTCGTAAACATTCTGTTGACAAACACCCTGCTGACCGTTTACTGTTTAAACTGAGTGTTAAATATGAAAGTTTTGACAGTGTGAAGCAAAAGATACTAAATACTATATCAAGGAGTTAATATGGGTGGTAAGGTATTTGATGGCACTAGTGATTTTGATCACAATGCTATAGAACAACTATTAGATGATGTGAACAATAAAGTTCTCAAAGGAACAGGCATTGAATGTATTCCAGTCGGTAGTGCTGCTACTCCTACACCCGGCAAACGTTCAGGTGACTTAGATGTTATTGTGGATGAAAATGCTGTTATTAGTTTTTTCAACAGTAAAAATGTCAAAGAAGCAAAACAAGCACTCAGTGATTATATTGCAAAAGCTGGATACAACACAAAGGTTATTGGCACAAACGTACACGTACAAATGCCGCTTGGTACAGAAAGTCATCAGCTGGATATTATGGTTGTTTCTGATGCAGCAAACACTGCCAAGTTTCACACACATGATATTCCTCAAGGGTCTCCGTATAAAGGTATTCACAAACAACTTGCAATAAGCAAGATTGCAAAAGTGAAAGGCTTGTTGTGGAGTGCGTGGAAAGGCTTGTTCAAACGCAACGAGCAAGGCAAAGCCGGTGAATTTATTACAAATGATCTCAACGAAATAGCAAAAATACTATTAGGTGATAATCGTAGTGCAGCAGACTTGGGCAGTTTAGAAAGCATACTTGCTACAATGCCACAGAACGTGCAAGACAAACTAATGGCAGAATTAGAACAAGACAGAAACTGGGGTCCTAAGACAGAAAGTGTTATCACACTAGCTGATAAAAACCACAATCGTATTGTTGAACTAATGAATAGATTGGCCGACAGTAGATGAGATACAGTGAATTTAAACTAGTAGAAGCAAAGCAACTTGGTCGTGCATTCAACCACCTCGAAGACTTGGTTTTCTTTTATGGCAGTGACGGAACTATTGAAGCACTAGAGCATTTAAAAGATGTTGCTACTGATAGCGGCAGTCAAAGTATACGTATGAAGTGGGACGGCAATCCTCAAATCTATTGGGGACGTGAGCGTAAAGGTGGACCACTTATACTTGCTGGCCACAATGCGTGGAGCAAGGGTGTAGCTGCTACTAGTGAAGAAGAAGTAGCAGACTTTATATCCAACAAAAGTGGCAATCCTAAAACACCAGAAGAAAAAGCAGCAAGAAGTCAGTTTGCACAGAAGTTTGCAAGCATGTATGATTACTTTGATAGAGCTACTCCAAAAGACTTTGAAGGATTTGTATATGCTGATGGATTGTTTTTAGATCCACCTCAAGAGAAAGATGGAGTGTACACATTCTGTCCAAATCCAAAATCACAAACTTGTTATCATGTACGTGCAAACAGCGAACTAGGCAAACGAATTGATAGAGCAACTATAATGGTGGTTGGACATGCGTTCTTTCCAAAGTTTGGTATGCCAGATAGTGAGCAACAACCAATGCAAGACTTTAGTATGTTTGACAACGATCCTAGTATTGTTGTGCTGGGACCAGTTTACAACGACAAACCAGTACAAGTTGATACAAGTGCTATCGATGCTGTAGAAAACTTTGTTTCACAAAACAAACAAGCCATTGATGGATTTTTAGCAGGTGTCCCGGGACTTGCAGATTTAAAAAATATCATTTACACATATGTTAATCAGACTGCTAAAGCCAAACGCTTGGATAGCTTGAGTGCTGAAGATTTTTCAAACTGGTTACAAAACAGCAAAGTAAGCACAGGAAAGCAAGCAAAGATCGCCGAGTTGGATTTACAGTTTAAGGGTGCTACTAGTGCTATTTTTGAACTAGTAAAAATGATACAACGTATGAAAGATGAAGTTATTGATCAAATAGAAGGTGAACAAGGTGACATTTGGGACACTAATGGTGAAGGTCGTGTACGCTATGCAGACCCTAATAAAAAGTTTGGCAACGTAAAACTTGTTCCAAGAAAAAGGTGGACCCCAGCATGAGACTAAGACAACTATTTGAAGCACCTGGCGAAACAGTAGGACTTATATTTGGAAGATTCAATCCTCCACACAAAGGTCACAAAAATGCATGGGAAATGGCCAGTCGAGAAACACACTGGTATGTAGGCACTAATCAAAGCACAGTTGGTCCTAAAGATCCATTGCCTGCACAAGCAAAAGTTGTTGCAATGGAAACTATTTGGCCTGAAGTAAAAGGACATATTGTATTCAGTCAAAGTTGGCTAACACTTGCTAGTGAGCTATATGCAAAGCATCCTGATGCTACATTAAAACTTTACACAGACGAAGCATGGGTTCCTAAAACTATACAGCAGTATAATGGTGCAGAAGGCCCGCACGGTAGTTACAACTTCAAAGACATAGAATGGGTAAAGCCGCCAAGACTTGCAAGTGCAACAGATCTACGTGCAGCAGTGTTAAATGATGATCCAGAAGCATTTGGCAAAGCAGCAGGAGTTCCTGCTGATACTGTAGTTGATATTCCAGGCGAGAATGTAACATTCTTTGAACTAGTTAAAAAGTATTTAGATCCACATCGCGAAAAACTTCTTGCTAAAAAATAAAATCTATAGTATACTATAACAATGTACAAATGTTATTTCCTATTGGACGAGATTCTAGAATCTCCGTATGAGCCAATCTCTATAAAGTTGCCTGGTTCAAGGCTTCACTCAATGCCGCTGGACTATCTGCTAGGACATTTTGACGATTTTAACTACAGAAACTTTTTTCATATAAGTCGAATAGAACTATTAGATACACAGACACCAAAGTTTATTGTTAATGTAATACATATGCCCAACTGGGTAGATACAAATCTATCAAAAGATGGCATTGATTTATTAAAAAATGATCCTAATGTTTATTTGTGCTTGATAACTACATTAGAATGTGTATTAGATACAAAGGCACTAGCAAATGAGTTAAACAGTAAAGAAATACCATTACACAAAGTTGTTGTTATGACTAGTAATATGCAGGCTCACGGAAATAAACTGGATGGTGTAAACTATATTTGTGTTAACTTTTGGGAAAGTATTACTAGGCTTCATCATCAGACGTTGCCCGATATTAGTGTAACTACACCTAAGCAACTTTCAATAAATACAGCAGAAAAAAAGTTTTTGTGTTTGAATAGGAATATAAAGCCTCATCGTATATGGCTAATGTACAGCCTATTGCGTAGTGATATAATCAAAGAAGGACATGTAAGTTTTAACCTTCCTAGTGTCGATCGTAGAGCATTTTATGTGTGTGCTAGATCGCATCATACACTAAAACGTATTCCTGAATCTCTACACGATGATTATAAGATGGCATTGGTTAGAGAAATGTATAATCGTAAACTAGATCCATTGCACAATCACCATGTAATAAACTATAACTCTAGTATCAAGTCTTACTACAATGACAGTTTGTTGAGTGTAATAACCGAAAGCGATACTAGTCTTAACTTTATTACAGAAAAAACTTACAAGGCTATAATGAATCTTCATCCGTTTTTTATTGTTGGCAATCCTGATCAACATGCATTACTTCGAGCTAGAGGCTATCATACTTTTGAAGATTTGTTTGGAGTTGATCAGATTACCAACTATGCAGAAGCATCGAAAATGTGGAAACACATCGGTAGTAAAAATATAGATGTATTAAAACAAAACATCAAGAAAAAATATTTAGATAAATTAATACATAACCAGCAGTTATTTCTTTCAAGGAAGATTAGTTGGAACGATATAACAAATAATCTTATAACAGCAGTAGGTGATACTTGACCCAAGATTTTAAAAAACATTTTTGCATGGCGCCATGGACACACATGAGCGTATGGCAAAACGGTGATGCATATCCTTGTTGTATATACCACTGGGATATGCCTATTGGTAACATCAACGAAGCTGGGTTTAAAGGTGCATGGAACAGTGAAAAGATGCGTGACTTGCGTATGCGTATGTTAAACAACGAACCAAGCGAAGGATGCAAAAAGTGTATCAACTATGACGACCAAGGTATTATCAGTTATAGACACAAGTTCAATACCGAATACGATCATCATTACAACTTAGTAGAAACAACCAGCGACGACGGCAGTGTAGAACAAATGAACCTTGCTTACTTTGATGTAAGGTTTAGTAATCTATGCAACATGAAATGCCGTAGTTGTGGTCCACATTTCAGCAGCAAGTGGGCAGAAGATATTTCAGGTAAGCCCGAAGTTGTAGAAATCAATCATCCAGAAATGTGGGACGAGATTGAAGAAATGTTGCCCACTATAGAAGAAGTTTATTTTACTGGCGGCGAAAGCCTGTTTATGGAGCAGCATTATAGGCTGCTGGATATGCTTATAGAGCGTGGACTCAAACCGAGATTAACATACAACAGCAATGCTAGTAGATTGAGCCTCAAAGGCAAACACATAAAAGATTACTGGCAGCACTTTGATAAAATATTCTTTTGTGTGAGTTGTGATCAAATAGGCATCAAAGCTGAATACACACGGGCTGGACAAAAGTGGAGTACAGTATTTGATAACTTGTGCTGGATACGTGATAACTTTGAACACAGCTATGACAAGGGTGTAGTTATACAACCTAATCCAACTATCAGTGTATTGAACATATTAGATTTGCGTAAGATTATCAACTTCTTGTTTGAACACAATATACCCACTGACTACGATATCAATCTCAGCAACTTGCTAGTTGGACCTGACTGGCTTAGTATTACAATACTACCTGATCACATAAAACAACTGGCTAAAGAAAACATAATATTATTAAAAGAAGATATTGATAAGTTGAATATGTATCCACAACGTAAAGAGTTTTTGCACACAGGACTAGACAATATCATAAACTTCATGTATAGTAAAGATGACAGTCATCTGATTCCTGCATTTAGGCATGAGATGCAGAAGATAGATTTAAAACGTGGTGAAAACTTTCTCAACGTATTTCCAGAACTAAAGGACTTGTATGTCTAAACAACTTAAAAACAGCAAACACTTTTGTATGATGCCGTGGACGCATATGCATTTGTGGCCTGCTGGCACAACATATCCTTGCTGTATGAGTGATCCAGAGTTTCCTATTGGAAATACACAAGAGCAGAGTTTGCAAGAAATATGGAACGGCAAAGAACTACGCAATATACGTATGAACATGCTACAGGACAAGCCAAGCAAAGAATGTAGACGTTGCTACGAACTAGAAGAAAACGGCATGAGTACATTGCGTACCGGTAGTATTGGAAACTATGCACACCATTGGGACAAAGTTGAAGCAACCAGCGATGATGGTAGTGCAGGCGATGTTAACATGGCATATATGGACATACGCTTTAGTAATCTTTGCAATCTTAAATGTCGCAGTTGTGGTCCACAGTTTAGCAGCAGTTGGTTTGAAGATCACAAAGTAACACACGGTGATCCAGGACATCCTAAGATACTCCAAGTACGTGATGAAATGAAAAGTTTTATGGACGAGCTTGATCCGTTGTTGGAAAGTGTAGAACGTGTGTACTGGGCCGGCGGAGAACCGCTTATTACCAAAGAGCATTACAACATACTTGACAAATGGATTGCTATGGGCAAACGTGATGTTAGTATGGATTATACTACAAACTTTACACAAATGTATTACAAAAAGAAAACAGCATTTGATTATTGGAATAAGTTTGAAAATGTTAGAGTAGCTGGTAGTTTAGATGCCAATCATGCTAGAGGTGAATACTTGCGTAAAAATATGGTGTGGAGTGAAGTTGTACAAAACAGACGCACAATGATAGAACAATGCCCACATGTGTATTTTGAACTAACACCTACTGTGAGTGTGTACAACGTGCTTAACCTGCCTGACTTTCACAAGGAATGGATTGAAGAAGGATTGTTAGAGCCTTCTAATATACGTATCAACATATTGTTGGATCCTACATATATGCGTTTGAGTATATTGCCTCCGTGGATTAAATCTAAAGTTGCTGAAAGATATTCAGAACATATTGCATACCTAAAGCAGTTTGATAATATTGCAGGTGTCATAAACGATTATGAAAGTATTTTAAACTTTATGGAAAAAGACCGCACAAACGAAATAAAAATGTTTAAGTTTAAAACACAACGTATAGACACTCTAAGACAGGAAAACTTGTTAGATGTGTTTCCCGAACTGGAGGGTATTTGGTAATGGGATTTTTTGAAAAAAGAGATATTGATCCAAACAGAGAAATGCCTATAAAGCCAACGGGTACATTAGCCGAAGATAAACACACTGCTACACTTGCTGCTATTGCAAAGTACAGCAAACCTGTACAAAAAGGTTTAGAAAATCTTGAAATAGAATACAAAGTTAATAGACAGACTAGACTGTGTATGTGTTTGTTGCCAGAATGGGATCCTAGTTTTCCACCTTACAATACAGCAAAACTTGCTAGTGCTGTAAAACGTGCAGGTTATGCTTGTAAAAGTTTTGATATAAATGTAGAAGCATACAATAGATTTCACAATGAAAAATGGCCTATTGATTTTGATCCTTGGGATCCACTACGTGACTGGCACTGGCTTGAAGAACATTATTACAAAGATATTCACCCACATCTAAAACCTATACTAGATGAAAAGATCGATGAGATAGTTGAGTTTGCACCAGATGTGGTTGGGTTTACATTGTACTATTGCAACGAAGCGCCTACAAAGTATGTAGCAGAACAACTGAAAAAGCGTATGCCAAATGTTCTAATCATGGTGGGCGGCCCTAGTACTCATGCTAGTTATTACAAGGGCGACGATTTATTTGATTATGTAGTAAACGGCGAAGGTGAACAACCATTATTGCTTGCACTAGAAAGCATAGAAAAAAAGCAAGGTGTTCAATACAACGAAAAAGAAAAAAGTATGATTATTCGGCAGCCTGAAAATCAGCGCTATAATCTAAGTACGTTGCCACTGCCTGACTACAGCGATTTTGACTTTAGCAAGTACAAGTTTCCAAATGGTGCGTTGTGTGAAATATCAAGAGGCTGTATTGCCAAGTGTACGTTCTGCGAAGAAACACACTTTTGGAAGTATAGGCAGCGTAATGCACTTAGCACACTCAATGAGATTGAACATATGTACTATGAACATGGTACTAATGTATTTTGGTTTATTGATAGTTTGGTAAATGGTAATCTAAATGAACTGCGTGGATTTGTAAAAGGAGTTGCCGAAAAAGGACTAGAGATACATTGGACTGGTTATTGTAGATGTGATGGTAGAATGGATGCTGAATACTACAAAGATCTAAAAGCAGGCGGATGCGAAGTTCTTAACTATGGTATTGAAAGCGGCAGTCAAGTTGTACTAGATGCTATGGATAAAAAAGTTACTGTACCAGAAATGGAAGCCAACTTTAGAGATGGCTATGCAGCTGGCATTGATGCAATGACCAACTGGATTGTAGGCTATCCTAACGAAGGACATAAAGAACTTGAAGACACTCTTACTTTTATGTATAGAGTACGCAATCAAGGACTTATTGCAATCAGTCAAGGTACAGGATTTAGTGTAGGTGTAGACACCATTGTAGGACAAAACTTTGACAAGTTTAATCTGTCACCGTTTTACTATTACGATCATTGGATTACAAAAGATTATAAAATGAGTATTGTACACAAACTCATACGTATGAAAACTTTTAGTATTTTTACAGACTTACTAAAAACAGAAAAAGTTTGCAGCAAGCCAACTCGTCCTAACTTGGCCAAGTTTCATTATGATATCAAGTTTGATAATCCTGATAACGAGTTTGATATTGAATACGATTATGATGACTTTGATTATAATATTATCAAGCCAGGCATTAGTAACTTTGCTGATAGTTTGGTAAATGAGATTTGGCCATTTTTAAGAATAGTATGGCGCACAAAAGGTGCATATAAACTACATTTAAAGTTCCGCAAAGAATGGGAATATCAAGAATGGGGAGAGCGTAATGCTGCTCCATTGGATGCTGACTATATATTTGAAATAACAGATGATGGCAAATGGACTGCTGACTTTAAATGGAAATATCAACAAGACGAATACAGTGATTGGGAAGACAAGTACTGGATTGAAAATGGTGCAATGCAAATGAGTCCAGATCCTTCGAGCCCTGTTTGGAGTATTATGGATTTCACCCGAGATAATAGCAATGCAGTTATTAGAGCACGTAAACTTGCATGGAAAGGTGATGCAGAGAAAAAGTCTAAAGATCCTTATAATGCTTATGATTTTAAAAAGTTTAAGCAAGACGAAAAAGACTTTATAAGTGTACGTAATATAGACTTTAGTTTTGAATATGAATGGCAGGGCAAAGGAGACTGGAGTGAGTAATACATATTGCGTATACCCGTTTATAAACGTACACACTAACACCGATGGTAGATGTAAACTATGCTGCCATGTGTACAGTGAAGACTATATTCAAGTAGATGGCAAAGATGCTGTACTAGGTAAAACTGACTGGTGGAACATTTGGAACGGGCAATACATGCTGGATGTTCGTGCAAAGATGCTGGCCGGTGGCAAAGTTAAAGAATGCAATCGCTGCTACGAACACGAAGAAAAAGGTTTAGAAAGCAGCAGACAATGGGCCAACAAAACATATCGTGCATCTGTAACACACGGCAACCCTACACACTTAGAACTACGATTGGGCAACCATTGTAACCTAAAATGCAATAGTTGTTGGAGTGTGAGCAGTGATCAGATTTACAAAGAACGTAAGAAGATACTTGCTAAAGAGTCTGTACCTAAGTGGTTAGATGACCAATGGCAACACGAGATTAAAAGTGTAGAGGAACACGATTGGGCATGGTACGAGACTCAGGAGTTTCGTGACTTTGTAGATCAAGTTGCACCTACATTAGAACGACTGTACATGACAGGTGGTGAGCCTACACTGATACAAGCAAATCAGTATGTATTGGACAAACTAGTAGAAGCTGGTAATACAAAATGTCATGTAGCATGGACAACCAATATGACTACATGGCCAGAAGGGTTTTATGACAAACTAGATTTTTTTGACACTAGTGAAATACAGATGAGCATCGACGGTTATGGTGATCATAACATGTACATACGCTATCCAACTGATTGGAACAAGGTAGAAGAAAACTTTGACAAAGCAATGCGGTTGCCTGAAAAAGTACAACTAAAGATTTACTTTGTGTATCAAGCATGGAATGTGTTTGATGTTGACAAACTAATACGTTGGCTAGAACAAAAGCAAACAAGGCGTGTGGACTTTGTTCCTATTTTCTTAGAACATCCTGATCAACTGCACAGTTGTGTATGGCCTAGAGAACTACAGCATAATATCATTGGAAAACTAATGATGCTGGATACAAAGCTACACCAAGATGCTGTTCAAAGAATCATTAACTACACACAGAATACTAATAAATATTCAGCAGAGAACCTCATGAGAATGAAACAGTTCATTAGTATCAATGATAGATATCGCAAGTATAAGTTTGCAGATATTTTTCCATTACTAAATGACATATTGGAAACAGAATGCAAGAAATAAAAGCTATTTTACCAGCTAAAGACAAATGGGTAAGCCTAGTATGGCAAGTCAACGATTGGTGCAACTTTCGTTGTACATATTGCAGCGAATGGAACTGGGCAGGACGTAATAAAAACGATACAGATATTCCGTTGATTGTTGATACACTTGAGCGTATTATGTTACATTATAAAGCCAAAGGTTACAAGTATTTTAAACTGTATCTCAGCGGAGGCGAACCTACATTTTGGAAGGCACTTATTCCTGTTGTAGAAAAGTTTAGAGAACATGCAGAATGGCCTGGCAGTTGTGTAGGTATCAACACCAACTTTAGTAAGCCACTAAGCTGGTGGAAGGATCATCATCACTTGTTTGAAGATGTTGTTGCTAGTTATCATGCAGAATGGAGCAAAGACGACAAGTACATGGATGTTTACAAGTTCTTACAAGATAAGAAAAACTATTTGTGTAGTCGTATTATGATGCATCACGATCATTTTGAACAGTGTATGGCATTTGGCGACAGAATAAAAAATGAGTGTGACAACTATATGATTGAGTATGCACCAGTCTATGACGAGTTACGTCCTAGCACAGATCCGTATCATTATGACGAACCGTGGCAGATGGAGTTTTTTCAAACTAATAGTACAGTACAACAGCAGAGTATTCCTATAAAAAAAGATCCTAGTTATGCTTGGGCAAAAGTACAATACGAAGATGATACTATAGAACCTATTGATACAAACGGCATCATTACAAACGGTAAAAACTTCTTTAAAGGTTGGTTGTGCAATATACACGAAAGTTTGCACATTCATCCTAATGGTAAAATACAACAAGCAAGTTGTGGAGTAGGACCAGTTGTTGGAAATATTGTACAAGGCGAGTTTAATACTACAATGAGTGAAGGAGTGTGGTGTCCTAAATCACATTGTCATTGTGCAGCAGACTTTAATATTAGTAAAGCAAGGCCAGAATATGCAAAACAAATTAGATAAACTACCAAAAAACTTTTGTTACTTTAGTATGCAAGGATACAGCACACATTCGCATGGACGTACTAGACCATGTTGTTTTAGTAGAGTAGAAACTAATGCATACATGCCAGGTGTTGATGTAGATTCAGTTCCTTATTGGAAGGAACATCATAACTGGAATAGTCCTGATCTTGAAGATTTTATCAACGATCCAAAAGCCAAAGAAATACGCAAGCAACTACTAAATGACGAAGTTCCAGACGGATGTCGTAGTTGTTTCGAACTTGAAGATCAAGGCATACGCAGTTTTAGACAAACATGGAATGAAATATACGAAGATCAAATAGACACAACTTTAAAGCATGTTGATAATGAAGGACATTTAGATGCACAGGCTGTTACGTACTTGGATATCAGTTTGGGAAATATTTGTAACCTAAAGTGTAGAAGTTGCAATCCGTGGGCAAGTCATCGATGGATAGAAGAAGGACCTACAGTGCCACACACTGATTGGGATGACACAGCATATATGATTGCCAAAATGAGCAGTGACAAGCCTTGGTTTATTAAAGCATTTGCTGAAGGATTTTTTGATGAAGTACTGCCTAATGTAAAAGTTATTAACTTTATTGGTGGCGAACCGTTAGTGGTTGAAGAACATTATGCTTGGTTAGAACACATAGTAGACCAAGGTTGGAGTAAGGATATTGAGCTCCATTATAATACTAATGGTACAACTATACCCGATAGACTATTAGCTATCTGGGATAAGTTTAAAGGTGTTATATTAAGTTTGAGTATAGATGCTATAGGTGATCTTGCATACTATGTTAGACATCCTACCAAATGGAAAATAATAGAAAAGAATACAAAAAAACTAGCAGAGTTTAGTCGCACACGCAAAGGTGTTCTTGTGCATACACACGTTACACTTAGTTTGCTAAACTTGCATGACTTGCCCAACTTGTTGGATTGGTGCAAACACCAATATGATACGTGGCACTATGAATGGGATTGGGGCAACTATGGTTATCAAAACTGTCTGCCGCATTTTAACATTGTAGATTTTCCACGTCACTTGAATATACGAAACTTACCCGAAGATCGCAAAGTGTTGATGAACAAAATGTTAGAAGAGCAACATCTCAAATACAAAAATGCCAAGTTGCCGGATTGGGAGCAGTGGGCAGTTGAAAACATTATCAACTTAAAAAATATTCTAAATCAGCCACAAGATGAAACAGACTGGAAACACTTTATTGATAATACCAATGCTAGTGACAAGTTTAGAAAACTCGACATTGTTGAATATATTCCGTGGATGGAGAAATATTTTTGAAACTAGTAAGTTTTGGCGATGAACTAACTATAACTAAAAATAACCATGTTGACTTGTTGGCAAAGCAACTAGGCATGTCTGTGGTGAACAAAGGACTGGAAGATACCAGCAATGAAAGAATATTCAACGATGTTGTAAAGTTTATATGTGAAAACAACACAAGTGAATATTTTTTTTTAATAGGCTGGACATCGCAGGCAAGGCAAGATATATTCTGGAAGGATGAATACTTTACGTATCGTCCTGACAAACGTGTGTACAATGATAACACTATTAATGGAATGCACAGAGGAGATGAAATATTATTCAATCCTATATTAAATTCTGGACAATGGGCTACTATGGCATTGTCCTTACAACAAACATTTGAGTTTCATGATTGTAAATATTTTATGTACAATACACAAGATTGTATTCATATTAGTGATTACAATGCAAAAAATATTAAAAGTTTAAAAACAACAAACTATCATAATCCGTTGAATAAAAGCAGTAGTATGAAATACTATTTAGAACAACAAAGTTTACAATCGCACACTTGGGCAGATTTTCTTTATCGTAAAATAAATGCAGGAGGTGTGCTTTGAAATATCTAGTTGCATTTGGATGTAGTCATACCAATGGCAGCATGTTAGACGGAAAAAACAGTGCCAGTGAATACAATGTGCGCAACGGGTTTCCAGCTATGCTTGCAAAGCGTCATGGATATGAGCTGATTAATATAAGCAAACCCGGTGGCAGCAATCAACACATATTTCGTACAGTATTAGACTTTGTAAATAATCATATGGAAGACCAATATGATTATTTGTTTTTAATAAACTGGTCGGGTGCTAATAGAATAGAACTACGCTATCCTGAAAAGAATGATCTACACAACTATGTACATTATGGAGATCATCTTGACTTTAAAAGTGTTCCATTTACTGTAGGTATTAAACCTAGTATCTATACATATAAACCTATTGTGCATTTAATCAAATACATTCCTTATTTGTTTGATGACAATATGATGTTTGATAAATGGGCAACTTATGCTTACAGTTTGCAATGTATTCTAAAGAAAAATAATATACAATATCTAATGAGCAACACATGTGAAGGACTAAAATCAACAGAATACAATGCTAATGTTATAAACAAGTTGGATACATTACACTATCCACATATCAGCAGCGAAAAAGATGCAATGGTTACATGGTTGTTGAATCAAGGTGTTAAAAAAACACCTTGTTGGCATTTTAGAGAAGATGGACATGCATTGTGGGCAGATAGATTAGAAACATATCTCAAGGAGCTAGGGTATGTTGAATAGAAATATAGTAAGCAAAAACTTTAGATATCGTAGTAATGAGTTTAACTTTCGATTGGGCTTTCCTGAAGAAAAAACTGTAAAAATAGGATCATTATACACTCGTATTGATTATTGGAAAAATGTTTACTTCAATCTCTTAAAACTCAAACCATTTGATAATATAATGTTCTATATGAATCAAAGTGGATTTGATACATTTGCAATGATATTGGCTGCTACCGAACTTGATTTAAACATAGTTTCATCAAATCCTGATTTACTAATACACACACTTCCTGATACAACACTAGATACCAAAGGATTTAATAAGCATCGAAACTATAGTTATCATGATTTGTCAGATCATAAGTTTGACAGTGTTGTAGAATATACACAAACAGGAACTTCAACAATACTAGGTAAGACAAAAATACCAACAATAACTATACACGGAAATGTTCTGCACACAAAATATGATATTCAACCTGAGCTAATTATAGACTTTATGCTGCCGGCATTGATGAATGATGCTGTTGAAACACACACCTGCCTAGGATTCAATGATGTCGTCGAAGGTATGCATCGGATATTAAAAGTTGTGCAAATGCAAGGCATCAACTGTGTTCTTGTGCCATCTATTGAAACTTGCTATAGTTTTGTTGAAGTAGCATTGTTAAAAAGTATTAACATTAATAACTTGCGCATCAACTGTTGGGACAATGGCCTTATAACACCTGTTGTTAATCCTGAAACTATCAACTACAACGATCTCGATGACTTGCCCAGTAAATATCGCATCAAAGGAAAAATATTAAGAGATGTCACCGAAGATAAAATATATTTTCAGTTTGTAAAGCCTGTTGATAAAAGTATAGCCAAAATAAAAGTTTCTGCTATGAATGCCGAAGTCAAACGTAGAACAGGAAAAAAAATAAGCAAGTGGGCATATGCACAAGGGCCCGATGACGAAACATTAATTTTGTTTAGGAATCTAGAATGATTAAAATAATCTACAATGACGGATGTAGTTTAGGTGCCGGCGCAGAACACAAGAGTTGGGAAATGTTGCCCGAAGGTGAGGAAATCTGTGATAGTACTTGGACAGATATTATTAAAACCAAATATTACCCAAATGCTAAAAAAATAACCAAAGCCACAACTGGCTCAAGCAATCGAGGCATACGCAGACGAACTATACACAATGTACTAGAACTATTAGAAACATACAAATCTGATGAAATACTAGTGTTTATAATGTGGACTAGTTTTTATAGACGAGAGTTTTTATTATCTAATCCTAAACTTGACAGAGGAAATAAGTATTTTACACTATTACCCAGTGACACTGCTAGAGGATTAAAATCTCCTACAGGAAAACTAGTAAACAGTGACGAACGTAGAACTATATTAAAAGACAATCATTTAGATATAATTGCTGATGAAATCTATACACATCATAACAAGCCTCTAAATCACTTATATGAATCATTAGCAGATGTTGAAGCAACTAATATGTTTTTAAAGTTGCATAGTATAAGAAGTGTACAATGTTTTGGATTTGGATCTGATGTCAACCCTAATCTAGTATTAGATTTAGATGACGTATACACAAACTCAATAGTTAAACGAGTATTAAAATATAATATATATTATATTCCTACTTCACCTCCTCAAGGATTTTATGAGTACTCTGTTGGACAGCATTTCGAACTTGGCCCTGGTTTACATCCTTTGGAATCAGCACATAGAGCTTGGGCTAATATTATTCCAAGACATTTTAGGTTGACACCTGAAAAGTAGTATGCTATATTGGTAATATAAACAAGAGGGCAATGTTATGAGAACACAACCACAAGATGTAATCAAAAAACTTGAAGCAGACAACAGTCGCCTTGCTAAAGAAGCAGTATTGCTAGAAGCAATGGAAGAAGGACTAGACGAGTTCTTTGAAGGTGTACGCATGGCACTCGATGCTCTTGTTACTTTTGGTGTTAAGCAAGTACCTGAGCGTTCAGACATACTAACCGGACAAGGTCTTTCGTGGCCAGTGTTCAAAGAGCTTGCTGACAAACTTGCTAATCGTGAACTAACAGGACATGCGGCACGTGATGCTATTGAACTTGCAATGGGCATTGCTACCACAGAACAGTGGAATGGGTTTTATCGTCGTATCTTAATCAAAGATTTACGATGCGGAATGAGCGAAAAGACTGTTAACAAAGTTGCTAAACAGTTTCCACAATATGCTGTTCCTGTATTTACTTGCGCTCTTGCTCATGATAGTGCCAAGCACGAAAAGAAGATGACTGGTGTAAAGCAGATTGAAATCAAACTGGATGGCGTGCGTGTTATCACAATCATTCGTGGCAACAAAGTAGAAATGTTTAGTCGTAACGGAAAACAGTTTCACAACTTTGGACATATTATCAAAGAACTGGAAACAGTACTAAAAACTAATCCTGCACCTTATGACTTGATGTTGGATGGAGAAGTAATGAGTGCTAACTTCCAAGACCTTATGAAGCAAGTACATCGCAAGGAAAGTGTAGAAGCAAACGATGCTGTATTGCATTTGTTTGACTTAGCACCTCTAGCAGATTTTCAAAACGGTGGCTGGACAAAACCACAAGCATTTAGAAGTGCCGCAGTTAAAGCATGGGTAAACCAGCATACAGATATCTTACAGCACGTTACAGCGTTGGATTGGGAAGAAGTTAACCTAGACACACCAAAAGGTGAAGCTCGCTTTGTAGAGCTTAATAAGGCGGCTGTAGACGGGGGATACGAAGGTGTAATGATCAAAGACGTTGATGCACCATATGAATGTAAGCGTACACACGCTTGGCTCAAAGCCAAGCCTTTTATTGAAGTAACATTGGAGGTAGTAGATGTCGAAGAAGGAACAGGACGAAACAAAGGACGCCTTGGAGCGTTGGTATGCGCTGGAGAAGACGATGGACGAATGGTCCAAGTCAACTGCGGAAGTGGGTTTAGTGACGCTAATCGTGATGATTTTTGGAATAGCCGTAGCAGTCTTATTGGCCAGCTTGTAGAAGTAAGAGCAGACGCTCTTACACAAAATCAAGACGGCACATACAGTTTGCGCTTCCCACGCTTTAAAACATTCCGTGGATTCGAAGTCGGCGAAAAATTATGATAAAGGAGAACGAACAATGGCATATGTAACAGTTGATGTAGAGTTAAACGAGTTCAATGACGAAGAGATTGTATACGAACTTAAAGCCCGCGGATATTACGTGCAGAAAGAATCATTCGAATTTAACAAACTAGACAAGTATGATCTTGATTTCATGCTAGACTTGGTTGACAAGAACAACACAGACTTGTATACTAATAGAGTAAGAGATAAACTTTATAACCTAAGGCACGGATTATGAACATACAACACGAACCACTGTTTGATACAGCAAAGGTAGAAAAGATTTACTCAGAAAAAGATGGTGTAGATGTAAAGTACGTTTGTACCTCTGCTACTAACGAACATGCCGCACAGGCCGCTGACATCTTCTATCGTGAGATACCGCATCCAGAATTTGGCAATCGTTACTTTGGTATATTCCGCGCTACTGGGTATGGTGCTGCGTTAGAGCCTCAAATCATGATCACAAATGCTGATGTTGTAGAGTCATTTGTGTTTGGTATGATTGAAGGTCCTAATGGTTGGGAGTATTCACAGCATAGACATGACTATCGTATTGTAGGCGATTGTGCCGTTGATGGCGGTCGATCATACTTTAAACGTGCGGGTGATTTGAGTGTGCCTACTAAGTTTATGAAAATTGTTAATGGTGAGTTTGTAGATGAAAAGCAAGATCTCTAAAGATGACAGCAAAAAACTTGTGCGTGGCAGATCAACTACACTCCTATCAATATTGAGGAACTAAGGATTGTATAATGTCCAAGAATGTACGCAGGCCTCAGGCACCCAAGAGGCGCAACTTTGAAGCAAAGGCGGTAAGGGATCCACAAGGTCCCTTCCGTCCGCAAGTGATCAAGAATAAGATCAAAAAGAAACCCAAGTACAATAAGATTGAGTGGGACGAATAAAATGAAACGCAAATACGACCTTCCAAAAAAATATGAATTAGATAACGAAACAGTAGATCAGATGGCTATTCACAGTCTTAAAGAACACTACAACTATACTGTAGAAGACATGGACAACTTTGTGCTGCATCAAAAAGGACATCCAGATGACTATGAACGCAACATAGAACTAAAAAGTGCTTTCAAAATAGTTCTTGACTATTACGGAGAATAACTGTA